CAAGAATGATTGTTATGTACAAAACGATAATCCAGTCCCAATCATCCATTACCAACCTTCCACACCGATTTGTACAGTCTGTTCTTTTGCAACTTTTGCAGCGGCTAGGTAGAGGCTAGAAAGTGTCATGTGTTTTTCAACCTTACGTGTTTTTCAATTTCAAAAGCAAACTCTATCCAATCGGCGTTTAAAGCACCCATTTCTGTTGCTATTTTAAAACGCTCATCCTCAGTCAGCCCAACCCATTCTTTGCGTGGTGGTGCAATATAAAGAGCAATCCCAGACGGCATTAGCAATGCGGGATTTAGTGGTGCAATTACACAACGACCGTTGTGATAACCAGTTACATATGCAACAGGCGCATCAACAATTAAATCAAGTCGGTTCATACAATCCCCGCCCAGTTATCGCCCATGTAATTTTTAAACGCTGGGCTAGGTTCGCCCCTTGCGCGGATTGCTTCAACATAAAAATGAGTGTAATAATCATCACCAAGTTTAAGAGAGTCGCACAGTACAGCACAAGCCTCGCGCTCGTCATCACGCACAAGTTCGGCAAAGCGTTCAAGCTCTGCGTCCTCCCAAATTAAATTTGGGCTTGGCTTGGCTTGTCGTGCCAACTCTTTTAATTTTTTATTCATAACCGCAATCCAAATGGTGCATGAGCGTGTTTAACAATAAGGTTTTCATAACCATCGGTGGACTCGGTAGCAACTGGAGCCTGGCGTACTGTCAGAAACAACACAGGTTTAAATCTTTGCCTACCGTCACCGATCTTTTGTAGTCTGTTGTGACGTTGCAATGATCCAAGAACGGTATAAATACTGCTTGTGTGTAATCCGCAATGATCAGCAATATCAATAGCAGTCCGAGGCTCGGTGCAATACTGCAATATCTTTTGTTGTGTTGACATATGTTCTCCATAAAAGCATCACATTAAGCGCTCTTAACACAACACGCAAGATGTATTTATTAGGTGATAACCCTTACTCTGTTTGTTTTAAATATAGTTACCCTACCCTTATACCCACCCACCAGTAGTATTGCTACTCTAGTAGTTGAGGATAAATCCTTTACGACAGACCTGTACCTTGTTAGGCTTATGGCAGGCATCTCACCCCACCCCTAGATTCCCTAAAACAGTAGCAGTCCTTGCAGCTGTAGAAGATCAATACCTAGAGTAAATGGTTTTAGTAGATTTCTCTACTCTGTCTATATCCCTTTCGATTTCTCTACTGGGGCGTGCGGGTCACACGGGATAAAGCGTAGTAATAACTGTATAACTGACCTGTATGGGTACGAGTGGTCACTCTATTAGCTAATGCGCCCTGACAGTTATCTTGAACAATAAAAAAGCCGCTTTAGAGTGCATCTTGTTGGTCGACCCACCTTTGCAGAGCGGGACATTCTTTGATAAATACTCTCAACGACATTTATCAAAAAATCAAGATACACACTAAAACGGCTTACATCGTCGACCAAGACAACAATTCAATTATGCCTCTGTCTTTCCAGATCGTCAAGTTGTTGGTATGTTACTCGCTGCACTATGCAAGCTATTTATAACGACTAACTAGTATGGTTAAAGGGTACTACCCTTGAGCAATAGAATCTGCTTTCACATACCAACAATCTTCTCAGGCCAGATTTGTTGCCAGTTGGGAATTTCTTTTCTTGACCATTTGCCTGCTGACTTTTTTTCAAGCTCGGCGGCCAACAACACTAACTTATCACCAGGCAAACCATTGTTGCGCCATTGCGATACAGCTGGTGGACTGACACGGCAGAGCTTGGCTACGGCAAACGTGCCACCTAATGTTTGGATAATTTCTGTTGTATTCATGTAGCAATCTTAACATAACTGTTTTTTATTTAACAAATCTATTTGACGAATCTGTTTAGTTGGCTTAATATCTATTTACTGACATACCCGTCAGGACAACATACAGGTGCATAAATGATTAAACATACAGACCAAACCAGTTCAGGCTTATGTGCAGCATTGTTTGAAGAATTTGATTTGTTAAGAAATGGCAAAAGCGATCCACATCGAGCAGCTGCCGTAGCAAAGTTAGCGGTACAAATTATCAATACAAAAAAACTAGAAATTGAGGCGGCATCGTTTCACGCTCAAGGTTTAAAGTTTGTTCCGTTAGCTTTAACCGCTAAAGGTTTAAAAATTGGTGTAAAAAATGCAGCTAAAGTTTAATTGCTTAATTTGCAATGAACCAGCGAATTGCGCTGATTGGTTTGGCAATCAAAAAAAGTTTGTAACTTTATGTAAACATCACAATAAATTATGGAGAAATGATAGTAAAAAAACTTTAACTAAATGGTGGTTTGATAGGGGTTTTGTTTTGACAAACACTATTGAACATAGTTGTAAAAAACAATTTCATCGCCCTTATTTAGGTTTGCCAATAGATGAATTAAATTTAGCATTTGCTGAATTTTTAACCAAAACGCTTTTAAACATACAGGTGCATAAATGAACGTCTACCAAGCAATTTCCGCAGTTCAAAAAGACCTTTCTACACAAGGCATCTCAAAAGACCGTAAAAACACACAAGGTTCTGGATACGCTTTTAGAGGTATCGACGATGTGTATAACGCTTTAGCACCATTCTTAGCAAAGCATGGTTTGTGCATACTCCCTAGAGTTTTAAACAGAGAATCAGTCGAGCGTCAAAGCAAAGCTGGCGGCGCATTGTTTTACATAACCGTTGAGGTCGAGTTTGACCTAGTTGCAGCTGACGGTAGCAAGCACACAATTAAAACGTTTGGCGAGGCTATGGATAGCGGTGACAAGGCTACTAACAAAGCTATGTCAGCGGCTTACAAGTATGCGTGTATGCAATCTTTTTGTATTCCAACTGAAGGCGATAACGATGCTGACAGTCAAACGCACCAGGTTGCGCCAAAAGTTGAAAAACCCAAAGGCATCGAACTGGATCACACAAAAGCATTGATGGCCTCGGCAGTTAGTTATGAAAACTTGAAAGACATTTTTAAAGATGCTTGGGTGTCTTGTTTGAAAGAACAACAAACTCCACTTAAAGCTGCATACGACGAATTTAAAGCAAACTGGGAGATTTAATAATGGCAACTGTTAACGCATTGTGTCCTGTTTGTTTTAAAGTTTTTAACATGGAAATAAAACACTTTAATTTAGTAGTAAAAAGAAGTGGCAAATGGACTTGTAAACCTTGTGTTTTAAAAACAAGAAATGAAAGCAAAGCAGCTCAAATTGGGCATACTTTTGTTCACAATCAAAAAGGTTACGTTCGCATCAAAACAGAATTGGGATGGAAACAACAACACAGGTTTGTTATGGAACAACACTTAGGTAGGAAATTGTTAACAACTGAGTGCGTTCATCATAAAAACGAAATTAAAACAGATAACAGAATTGAAAATTTAGAATTGTTGACAATGGCAGAACACACAAAAAAGCATCACATTGGCAGCAAACGTTCTGAACAAACTTGTAAAAATATCTCTATTTCTAAAAGGAATGAAAATGTCTAGTAACGATCTTAATAGGTGTGAGTTCATTGGAAGGCTGGGACGCGATCCGGAAGTACGTTACACCGCTGAATCTAATGCAATTTGTAATTTCTCAATTGCTGTTGGTTACAAGACCGCAACCAAGGAAACGACAGAATGGGTCAGGATCACGGCGTTTGGCAAGTTGGCAGGAATATGTGCCGACTACCTAAAGAAAGGCTCACAGGTCTTTGTAGCGGGTCGTATGACTACTCGCAAGTGGCAAAACAAAGACGGAGTTGATCAATACACAACCGAGGTAGTTGCTGACCAAATGCAAATGCTCGGTGGCAAGCCTGCCGAGGCTAATGAACCAGCTGCCAAAGCAAAAGCAGACGGTGGTTATCGAGCCATGAAAGAAGGCACGTTTGTCCCAATGGAATCTGACTTTTCAGACCCGCCATTTTGATGACGCAATCAGAAGAGGCAATTCTTATTTCTTGGCGGCTTCAGCAATGGTACGAAGGCATGGTTCTTGACGCTCGGGCCATGCAAGACGTAGAGGATGCAATCGAGATGCTTAAAACATTAGCTAAACAGGTGCAAAAATGATAATTAAATCGGTAGATACAGAAAGTTCGCACTGGTATGCCCAAGACGGTTCACCAGCGTATCGAATCATTGGCAAAAACGGGAAAGAACGTAACACCAATTTGCGTGACGCTAGGGAATTAAACCTTGTTCCGAGCGTAACAACCATATTAGGAATTGTTGCAAAGCCTGGCTTGTCAAACTGGCTGCAACAACAAGTTTTACTAGCTGCGCTGACGTTGCCACGCATTGCTGGCGAAACAGAGGAAAACTGGCTGCAACGGGTAATGACCGACAGTAAGAGTACGGGCCGTGACGCAATGGACAGAGGCACGCAAATGCACGGCGTATTAGAACGGTTTTACTCTGGTGAACGTGACGATTATCCACGGTATGTTGACCAGGTTGATGCGTCAATCAGAATTCACTTTGGGCTTGACCAACAATGGGAGGCAGAACGCTCATTTGCATACCAAGGGTTTGGCGGCAAAGTCGATTTAATTGCTGAAAACATTGTGATCGACTTTAAGTCTAAAGACAAACTAGACAAAGTTGAGCCGTACCACGAGCAACTGATGCAATTGGCAGCCTACCGACATGGCCTTGGCAAACCAACCGCTAGGTGCGCTAATGTGTTTTTTACAGCAGCTGGTGACGTAAAGCTGATCGAGCATAGTGAGGATGATCTGCAACAGGCGTGGGATTGTTTTCAATATCTGTTAGCGTTTTACAAGCGTAAGAACAACATATAATTAACCGTCGGCGTTGTTCCTCCTTGTTCCGCTGACCGCCCCGTAATTGGGGCGTTTTGTTGTAAAAATCCAAATAAATTAAAAATAATTGCAAAAATTAGGGTAAACACCTATGAAATTAGTATTTAGATAGCTTAATATTAGTCATCGCAACACGCGATCAACCACGACAAAAGGTACATAAAATGAGCAAACTAATTCAAGCATTTAAAGCAGACCCATCTGACAAGAACCGTGCAAAATTAGCGGCATACTTGCAAAAGCACATGATGGCTATTTGCATGGCAAGCCCAGACGAGCAGCAATTCTTGAAAGCCAACGGGTTCAAGGGGTAAGCGATGAAATACTCATATATTCAAATGACCGACGAAGGCAAGCGCCAATTAATGCGTGAACTTAGCCACGAATTGTCCGACAAAATGATTGCTACGTTAATGGATCAATTTGCTGATGGCGTAAAAACAGACAGCAACGGCGAACCGTACATCAAAATTGACCGTGACGATGTGTTGATTTGCGTTTGCCCAATGTACACACACTTCATCGACATTAATCACATTGAAAAAGTCACAGCTAACGAGGAGGATGGCAGCGATGAATGATTACAAAACCCCAAGAGGCCGTAAGGACACTTACCACGCAGTCGAGGACAAGATACCGTTGTCGGCGTGGATTGTCGGCTTGGCCCTGCTTGCTTTGGTGTTTGCCTTTTTTCCACTTCTTAGCTTGGTGATGCAATGAACGAAAAACTACGCAAAATGTTAGAAAACCACGGCGTTGACTTGGCTGTTGGTAGCGTTGAATACTGGCAAAATGAAATTGAAATGGTAATGGCAGAGATTTACGATGAGGCAGTTGCTGCTGAACGCCAAGCGTGTTTTGATCTTGTTCACAACCATCAAGATACATACCACTGGTATGGACTGTGCAAACGTGCTGCCGAACTTATCAAAGAAAGGGATTTGACATGACTGACAAACAATTGGCTAGTCAACTTGCTTTAATCGAACGTGCGTACCTTGTCTTGACTATTTGGGCAGAGGATTACAGCAACGTTGACCCAGATCACCAAAAAGTCATTGATGATCTGCAAAAAGAAATCAAACGTATTACAAAAGAGTTGGAACGCAAACCAGTGTACTGGATGCATTGCAATGGGCCGAAATTACGCATTGTGTTTACGCCTGAACCTGGTGCTGGTGCTATGTATAGGCAGGACGTATGAACGAACCTAAATATTTTAAAGAGTATCTAAAAGCGTTTGCTGACACTAGTTTGCAAATTTACGAACAAGCACCAAACAAAGTTTCAATCGGCGCAATTAAATGGGATAAAAAGTACCGAGTTGGCGTGACGGTCAACACACAGTTTGAGGCGAAAGAAGTTGCCAACTTGATCGAGGCAGCACCGTTTCTGTATGCGGCTTTAGTCGAATGGTCACAACTATCAAGATTAACAAAAAATGAATTGCATAATTGGGAATGTCAGGCGCAAGACGCTTTAGACAAAGCAAGGGGAGTGAAATGAACCAAGTTGCTCGCAACACCGATCCGTCCACCAGTTGGGCGGCAGCTGACTCTGCAAAGGCTTTAGCGGCTCAACACTCCACGATTATCATTCAAGCCTTGTGCAAGTATGGGGCAATGGGCAAAGACGGTATAGCCTTGATTGCGGGACTTGATGGCAATCAAGTTGCTAGGCGGCTTAGTGAGCTAGAACGCAATCATGAAATCCTGTTAACTGGTCGCAATGTGCAAAGTAAGTCAGGTCGAGCCGAACGGGAATGGAAAGTTATGCCGAAACAGATGGATTTGATATGAGTGAATACAGCCCACACCCAGCAATTGAATACATTTGGGACAACGCACCAGCGTATGCAAAAGCTAAAGGAGATCTGGCGCACTTGGAGGCGTTTAAATCAAGCCTGAAAGCTATCTTAATGAAGAAGTCTGGCGAATCTGCCGTGACCGCCCAAGAAAGAGAAGCATATGCTCACCCTGATTATGAGAATTTGTGCAACGCAATCGGCGCAGCAACTGAGAAAGCAGAGTTGTTAAAGTGGCGGTTAACGAGCGCACAACTACGATTCGATGCCTGGCGCACCGAGCAGGCCAGTAACCGTCAAATCGAGAAATTAACTAAGTGACAAAAGCACAACGCAAACACTTTGACAAACTTGCCAGCCTTGGATGCTCGTTGTGCCGACACTTAGGGTACGGAGAAACTCCGTGCGAGATTCATCACATACGCCACGCAGGACGCAGGGACTCAGCACCAGTTATAGGATTATGCCCAGAACACCATCGAGGCAATACAGGCGTTCACGGCATGGGGCGCAAAGCATTTGCTAAACATTACGGGGTCACGGAGGAGGATTTATTAGCCCAGACTGAGGCGCTAATTTGAGAGCTAAACGAATAGACGTTAATCAAAAAGAAATTGTTGCTGCGCTGCGACAATTAGGATTTTCTGTCACCGATTTGTCAGCCGTAGGTAAAGGTTGCCCAGACTTACTTGCGGGTAGACATGGAATCACTTACTTAATTGAAATTAAACGGGACAACAAAGCAAAATTTACACCGCATCAAATTGAGTGGCAAAACGGTTGGAAAGGTGGTATTTTTGTTAGAATTGAGTCTATTGACGATGTTTTAGCATTGTGAGGCCATTATGGATTATCCAGCCGTATTCGTGTCTACATTGTTCCATAGCGGGACAAATGCTCACTTTATGCACCTGCAAACAGACAGCTACGCTAAACACGTTGCGTTAAATGAGTATTACGACACAATCATTGAATTGACGGATAAGTGGGCCGAGGCGTATCAAGGCTGCTACGACATCATTAAGTCGTATCCACGGGACTTTCACCTAGCGACTGATCCAGTTAAGTACATTACTGGCATCAAGAAGTTTATCAAAGACATTCGCACCGAATTGCCCGATGAGTCTGAGTTACAGAACATTGTGGACGAGATTGCTGATTTAGTTGATAGCACATTATATAAGCTAAAGGCGTTTAAATAATGGCTGACCCGAAACAAATTGCTGACGCATTGGCTCAAGACCAGTTGCTTGCTCAATTTAATCGGAATGAGGGTCAAGCGCAACCGTGGTACATGAAACCAATGGATATGGAAGGTCGAGCAACATTCTTGCCGTTTAAGGATACGTTGCCAGGCTCTGTGATGAACCAACGTGAATTAGCGTTGCCTGGGCTATTAGCTGGGGCGGTCAATGCTTTTACAGCACCTAGTCGTGTATCTACTCAGGGATTTGACGCACCGGAAGAAGCCCAAAACTTAGCAATGAACGTCATGGGCGGCGGCATTACAACTGGCAAGATGATGCGAAACCCAACAGGTGTTGGTGGCACAGATTTAGCTTTAAATGTATTTCACGGCACACCTCATGAAATAAAAGGCGGGTTTGACTTGTCTAAAGTTGGGACTGGTGAAGGCGCACAGTCTTATGGGCATGGCATTTACTTTGCTGAAAGCCCTGGCGTAGCTAAAAGTTACGCTCAAAACCTTGCTGATTACCAAATAAACCCTGAATACTTGGCAGCGCAAAAAAGACAACAAGATTTTTCAGAAACATTAGCAAAAAGATACAAAATTGATGCGTTAATACCATCGGAAGAAGTTAAATTAAATCCTGAAAAATTCCCACCAAGAGTAGTTAGCGCAACAAAAAAACTAGACGAGTTAGAGCAAGCTGCTTACGAAAAGGCAAGACAAGGCAATTTGTACAAAGCAGATATACCAGACGCTGCAATACCAATGATGTTGGATTATGACAAACCTATTAAAAGCCAACCGCAATTGTATGAATTAGTAAGACAAAGCATTACAGACCCCGACTTACGCAAAACATTTGAAACTAATGCAGAAAGCGGAATAAGCGGGGCAAACGTATATAAAAATTACATCAACGGAAAAACAGACGCAGAAAGGTCTGCCAATGCAGCTAAATTGGGAATTACTGGAATACGTTATTTAGATCAAGGCAGCAGAGCAGAAGGCAAAGGTACGAGTAACTTTGTAGTGTTTAGACCTGAAACTGTTGAAATTCTTGAGCGTAATGGCGTACCAACAAGAAAAGAGCTATTACAACAAGAGTTTGATAAGCTAGACAAGTAAGCTAAACTTAACCTATCTTAAATCTAAGACAATTGAGAAAGATATGCAGCAAGCTAAAGTAGCTAAAACTAGATCAAGGGTTGGTGGTCGAGCCGTAGGTACGCCTAATAAGTCCACAGCGAAGGCTAGAGAGGCGATTGCAGCGTTTGTTGATGGTAATGCACACCTATTACAAAGGTGGCTTGAGCAAATTGCTATAGATGATAGGTATGGGCCAAAGACAGCGTTTGATTGCTTTATGGCTGTAGCTGAATACCACGTTCCTAAACTTGCACGAACCGAACATACTGGCGCTAATGATGGCCCGATTGAAATGGTGGTTAAGTGGCAAGACGGGAAGTAACGCTACCCTACTCACCACGGGGCGCTTTCAAACCATTCCACAACCGTACTGAGCGTTGGGCTTGCCTTGTGGCGCATCGTCGTGCTGGGAAAACAGTCGCAGCAATCAACGACATTGTGCGAGCTGCACTTATGTGCAAAAGCACAAATCCATTATTTGCTTACATTGCACCGTTTAGATCACAAGCTAAATCTGTGGCTTGGGACTACCTTAAACACTTTTCAAGGCCAGTTCTCGCATCATCCAACGAGGCCGAGCTGACGGTTGAGCTTGTAACTGGCGGCAAAATACGCCTGTTTGGCGCTGACAATGCAGATGCCATGCGAGGTTTGGGTTTCGATGGCGTGTTTATGGATGAATATGGGGACTTTAGACCTAGCGTGTGGGGTAACGTCATCCGTCCTACTTTGTCTGACAAACAGGGATGGGCTGTGTTCGCAGGCACGCCAAAGGGCAAGAACCAGTTTTGGCAGATATTTGAGCAAGCTAAGAAAACGCCAAACGAGTGGTTTCATCTTGTCCTAAAGGCTAGTGACTCTAAACTGTTGCCCGAATCAGAACTAAAAGCCGCTGCCGCACAGATTTCTCAAGACCAATTTGAGCAAGAGTATCAATGTTCATTTGAAGCTGCCATTTTGGGGGCGTTCTATGGCGAGGACTTACGCAAAATCACAGATGCAGGTCAGGTCAGGCGTGTTGATTACGATCCGCACCTACCGACTCATACGGCTTGGGACTTAGGTTATCGTGATGACACGGCAATTTGGTGGTATCAGGTTGTACGCAACGAAATTCACATCATTGATTATTTTGCAATATCTGGTGCAAATATCGCAGAAATAGCTAAAATAGTCGTAGAAAAGCCGTATAAATATGGAAAACATTACCTACCGCACGATGCAAGGGCTAAAACACTAGCAGCAGCGGGTAAGTCAGTTATCGAGCAATTGAGTGAATATTTAGGCATTAACAACATGGCAATTGTGCCTGACTTGTCGGTGCAAGACGGGATTCAGGCGGTCAGACAAATGCTGCCAATGTGTTGGTTTGATGCTGAACGAACACACGATGGGCTAGAAGCACTCAGGCAATATCAGCGTGAGTATGACGAGGACAAAAAAGCATTTAGGCAAACGCCTAGGCATGATTGGACAAGCCACCCAGCAGACGCAATGAGAATGTTGGCTATTGCTTGGAGGCTAGAGCCAAAAGTTAAGCCACCGGACGTTGAGAAGCCTCTGATGGTTGGGCCAGAGAACACAGTTACATTAAATGATATGTGGGCAACCCACACAACAAACCGGAGCAGAAGATTATGAGTGGCGTATCAAATCCTTATCGTTATTTTTATGAACACGTTGCAGCGAGTGCATCAGCGCAAGTTTTAGGTGCAACTGGCGCTGTTGGTGATTACCTACATCGAATCATTATTACTGTAAGCACAGCTGCAACCGCAGCAGTTCAAATTGTCGATGGCACAGGAGCAGGCATTTTGACGCACACAATACTGCCGAACTCACCAGGGGGCGGTATTGGCGTTTATAACGTCGAGATCAATGCAATCTCAGCAAACGGCGCATGGAAAATTACAACTGGCGCAGGATCTGAGGTTATGGCGGTCGGCATATTTACATGATCGTAACGTCGGTCTTGCGCTCTGGCGGTGATTTCAAGCCTGAACACGTTTATGCGCTTGAAAAAATGTGTGCAAAGTATTTACCAAGCCATGCGTTTGTTTGTCTATCGGATCTAAAACTGGACTGTCACACGTTGCCATTGCTACACAATTGGGACGGTTGGTGGTCAAAGATGGAATTGTTCAGGCTACCGAGTGCGCTGTACTTCGATCTTGACACGGTGATAACTGGTGACTGTACCGAGATTGTTAAGGCGGCAAAGCAGCATGATTTTGTGATTATGCGTGACGTTTACAGGGGCAAGCACAACCCAAAAGCGATGCAAAGCAGCATGATGTACTGGTCGAAACCTGTGGATCTGTACGACAAGTTTGCAGAATTGCAGATGTACGCAGCTGGTGGTGACCAGGCTTACATTGAACACCACATGAAGGACAAAGTGACGTACTGGCAAGATATTACAGACGGAATTGTGAGCTTTAAGGCTGATGTGCTACCGAACGGGTTAGACGATGCCAAGGTGGTTATATTTCACGGCAAACCTAGACCGTGGGAACAAACAAGGATACCGTATGAAATTGGTTGAAGGCTGGCAAGTTCCCGATATTGACGAGTGCTGTTTGCCGGCAATCTTGTCTGAGCTACCAGACTTAAATGTCAGCTATACGCACATGAACCAGTTTCGCACCGTCATTCAGGCAGGCGGCAATGTCGGGGTTTATCCTGCAACGATGGCAGGGCAATTTGAGCGTGTCATTACAGTCGAGCCTGATACGGTTAATTATCAATATTTGCTATTGAATGTCGCAGGCCACGACAACATTGAGCATCATTGGGCAGCATTTGGTGACAAACACGGCACAGCATCAGTCGATCATCCGTTTCCTGAGAACATTGGGGCGCATCAGTTAAAGGCAGGCAACGATATTAAAGTTATGCCAATTGATAGCTTAGAGGTAGACGATTGCGACTTTATTCAACTAGACATTGAAGGTTACGAGCATCTCGCTATATTGGGTGCTGAACAGACTATTAAGAGAACGTATCCAGTTATCACGCTTGAGCTGAAAGGCTTTGGCAGTCGCTATGGGTACACCGACGAGGACACAATCAACCTACTCCAAGATTGGGGATATGAGATTGTCGGACGGGTAAACCGTGACGTAATTTTTGCGAGAATGTAATGGAAGCACTAACTGGCGTTCAAAAGTGGCTAAATGTAATCAGCCAATACGACAACGAGTTTAAGAAATGGGAGGCTAGAACGACCAAGATCGTGAAGCGTTACCGTGACGATAACCGCAATCAGAACACGAACGAAACGGCTAAATTTAACATTTTGTGGAGTAACGTACAGACGCTGATCCCTGCTGTTTATGCCAGGTTGCCGAAGGCAGACGTCAGCCGAAGGTTTGGCGATAACGATCCAGTTGCAAGGGTAGCGTCGCAGTTGATTGAACGTGCGCTTGACTTTGAAATCGAGCATTACACAGACTTTCGCTCGACCATGAAACACGCAGTTGAGGACAGGTTCTTGGGTGGACGAGGCGTGGCATGGGTTCGTTATGAGCCGCACGTTCGGGCGCAAGATATGCCTGAGGATGGTCTGCAAGTCACGGAAGATGTGGACGAGGTTGACAAAACCAAGACAGCAATGACAATGGACGGCGGCTTAGGCGAAGAAGTCGAGCCGCAAGAGGAAATCGAGTACGAATGTGCGCCGACAGATTATGTGCATTGGAAAGACTTTGGGCATTCAGTTGCTCGCACATGGGAAGAAGTCACAAGCGTTTGGCGCTGGGTGTACATGACGAAAGAAAGCCTTGCAGAACGATTTGGCGAGGAATTGGCTAAGAAAATACCTTTGGATGCAGGGCCGGAAACAAATAAGCAGTATTCCACCCAATCCAAAGACTTTACACGAGCTAAGATTTGCGAGATTTGGGACAAAGAAAGCGGCAAAGTGTACTGGATTAGCAAGAGTTGCCCAGACATACTAGACGAGCGTGACGATCCGCTAGAGCTTGAGAACTTCTTCCCTTGTGCTAAACCTTTATACGCCACGATGACGAGTGACACGCTTGTGCCGGTGGCTGACTTTGTGCTGTATCAAGATCAGGCCACCGAGCTAGACATTTTGACGGATCGCATCGACGGGCTGGTGAAAGCTCTGCGAGTGCGTGGGGTCTATGACGCATCACAACCCACCTTGCAGCGTCTTTTGACTGAGGGTGATAACAACACACTTATTCCTGTTGATAAGTGGATGGCGTTCTCTGAGAAAGGCGGTCTTAAAGGGTCAATTGACTTGCTGCCTTTGGATACCCTCTCAAATGCTCTATTGCAATGCTATCGCGCAAGGGATGAAATCAAGAACCAAATCTATGAAATTACAGGTATTTCAGACATTGTTCGGGGACAGACAGCAGCTAGTGAAACAGCTACAGCACAGCAAATTAAAGGACAGTACGCCGGTTTGCGTTTGCGAGCGATGCAGGAAGATGTTGCCTTGTTTGCAAGTGAGCTATTTCAGCTAAAAGCACAGGTTATTTGTACTAAGTTTCAGCCGCAAACCATTATCCAGTACGCAGCTGCCGAAGCGATGAATGATGCTGACAAGGCGCTAATCCCACAAGCGTTGATGTTGCTCAAAGACAAGCCATTGCGGTCATTTCGGATTCAAGTCGATTCGGATAGCCTGGTGCAAATCGACGAGAATCAGAATAAACGTGATCGCACCGAGTTTCTGCAAGCGATGGGTGGGTTTTTAACGCAAGCATTGCCGGTTGGTCAGCAACAGCCTGAATTAGTGCCTATGCTGATTGAATTGATTAAATTTGGCGTTGGTGCATACAAGAAAGCCGAGCCGATTGAAGGCATGATTGATCAGGCTATGCAGCAATTACAGGAAAAACAGAAACAAATGGCGGCTAATCCACCGCCACCACCACCAGATCCTGAAATGATGAAGATGCAAGCCGAGCAGCAAATGGAACAGATGAAAATGCAAGCCACGGCGCAGGCTGATCAGATGCGAGTGCAGGCAGACAGTCAGATTGCTCAAGCCAAAGCACAGGCTGATATGCAGATTGAGCAAATGAAATTGCAACACTCAGCAGCAATGAAACAAGCCGAATTGCAAGCCGCTGAACAGTTGGAAAAATGGAAATCTGAGCTAGAGTCGGCAACCAAAATCATGGTGGCTCGCATCGGTGCAAACCCTGGCTTAGATTTGCCATTGCTAGAGGCACAAGAGGCAGCAAGCACCAAGATTGCACAAGAGCTTGGCGGTAACGTGACAAACGCCATGAATCGTATGATCGAGATGCATCAAAACATGAACGATATGCACAACACGGCGATGGATCGGATTAACGGTGCAATGGAGGTAATAGCAGCACCTAAACGTGTTGTTCGTGGCGCAGATGGTCGAGTTGCAGGCGTTGAAGTTGTTAAACCAATTCTGCAATAGGTTAAAAAATGGCAATTACCGTACTACACACGAAAGTCAGTACAGTACCTGATGACCCAGACAGTACGCTTGTTCGACCAAGTGATTGGAATGCCACGCATAGCTTGTCAGGCGTGGGTACGATGGCAGAGCAAGACGCTAACGCTGTAGCTATCACTGGCGGCACAATCACAAATACCACATTGCCACCTAGCGGTATTACAGCGGGGACTTACGGCACGGCAAACACGTTTCCAATTGTGACTGTCAATGCGGCTGGCGTAATTACAAGCGCCACAACAGGAACAATTCCAAATACTTATCAAGGCACATGGAACGCATCAACAAACAGCCCAACAATTGTTTCTTCTGTAGGCACAGCGGGTTATTACTACGTTGTTGCTACAGCGGGAAATACAACAATTAATGGCGTTACAGGATGGGTTGTTGGCGATTGGATTGCGTTTAACGGCTCTATTTGGCAAAAAGTACCTGGCGCATCCACCGGTACGGTAACAATTGCAGATATTGGCTACGCAGCCAACCAGTTACCACTAAACCAATACCTTGGCAGACTTGCATACCAAGACGCACTCTCGGCGGGTGACGATGGCTCACAGGTGTTTGTCGGCGTGTCTGACGTAGGCATACAAGCCAACCAAGTGCCGCTAAATCAGTATTTGGGAAGCATGGCGTACCAGAGCAGAGCAGGCGTACAGATCACAGGCGGCACGGTAGCAGCAACGATGATCCCTGCACAGCCTGCACCGACTGCACTCACAGCCTCGGCAACGCTTACCACGGCGCAGATTCAGACGCAGATTATTCAGGTGACAAGTGCGACGGCGGTGGCTTTGACCATGCCAACAGGGACTGTGATTGACGGTGCAATTGTGCCGATCATTGATGCAAACACGGCAATTGATTTTTGGATTATCAACACAGGCTCGGCATCAGGCGCAGTCACATTATCAGGCGCAACGGGTTCAACACTTGTCGGGTCAGGCGCAGTTGCAATCAGCACCTCGGCGTTCTTCAGATTACGGCGCACGGCGCTGAACACATACTCACTTTATAGGTTGGCATAATGGCTATCGCTGCTAATTTCCCCACGGTTCGCCCATCATTGTTGCTCGACTTTAGCAACCAGACCGTACTTGACCCACGGGTGACGTTTGCTCGGACAACCACGGCGTACTATTACGACAACAAGTCGGCGGCGCTGGCTGAACAGAATTTGTTCACCTATTCAAATACGTTTACCAATGCGGCTTGGAGTTCAAATGGTATTGCAACGCCAGTGCAAAATGCAATTGATCCGTCGGGGACAACAAATGGCGCGTGGACATTTACAATGCAAAGCGCCACAAATACGCCGCATCTTACAACTCAACTTCAAGCAACCGCGCTTTCAGGTTCTACATTTACGGGAAGTGTTTATTTGCAAGTTGGCGTAGGTGCAGGTTCATATAATTTTGCATCTTTGAATGCCATTGGTGGCGCAAGTAATTATGCAACGGTAACATTTAATTTAAGTACAGGAGTGGTTACACAATCTCTTTCGTCAGGCGCTACATTAGTTAGTTCTTCAATTACGCAAGTTGGGTCAACATCTTGGTACAGATGTGTAATAACTTTTACAATAAACACAGCAATTGCTCCGAATTTAAGTATTCAAATGAATACTGCCGGAACATTTTCTCCAACTATTTCTGGTATTCAATCCGCATCAATAGCAGTCGGCACAGAAACCCTTCTAGTCTACGGCGCACAGCTAGAGCAACGCAGCAGCCCAACGGTCTACACAGCCACCACAGCCACAGCCGTCAACACCTACACGCCTACGCTACAGTCGGCAGCGATCAACTCGCCACGTTTTGATTACAACCCTACAACGAGGGAGTCACTGGGGCTGTTGCTTGAGCAGGCTAGTACGAATTTGTTTACTTATTCAAGCGACTACACGAATGCGGCTTGGACAAAAACTAATTTTACAAACACGGCAACAATTGATGTAAGCCCTGATGGGACACAAAATGCCTCATTGATGGCGCTAACTTCAACAAATTCAAACCACACTTTATCTCAAACAGCAACATTGACCGCAGCAAGCTACACTTTATCGGTTTATGCAAAAGCGTATGGTTCTACATACCCATTTGTTCAATTGGCGGCAAGCTCTGGCATTTATTGTAATTTTGATTTATCAGGCGGTACAGCAGGAACGCCTAGTTCTGGAACGGCAAGCATTCAATCAGTCGGTAATAATTGGTATCGTTGTGCATTAACGTTTACAGGCACAGCGGCATCCTACACGTTGTCCGTCAACTATGCGAATTTAATTACAGCAACATACCAACCCTCGGTGGCAGGCAACGGCTTCAACGGCTACCTGATCTGGGGCGCACAAGTCGAACTAGCACCAAGTGCAACGTCTTACATTGCCACCGTAGCATCAGCACAGACACGCACGGTTGACGCAGCAAGCATGACGGGGACTAACTTTACGTCTTGGTATAACTATTCGGGCGGGACTGTTTATGTTGAGGCGGCGAGTGGGAATCCTACGGTTACAGCAAACACATCCCCGTTTATTTTAAGCGATGCAAGTGGCACAGTTAACAATTGCATTTATCCTTATTACAACGCAACAGCGGTTAGTACATTGATACGATTAAATGCCATTGTCTTGCAAAATTCCACTGTTGCTTTACCCGCAGCAACGGTAGCAAATACGTTTTACAAAACAGCATATTATTTTTCTACAGTTGGCACAGGGGTATCGTCAGTAGGACAAACAGCAACAACAACGGCAACTGCAATCTCTGCACCTGCAATCAATCAAATTGCTTTTAATTCACCCGTTGCACTCAACGGCAGAATCAAAAAGTTCGCCTACTACCCACTCGCTTTGACCAACACCCAAATCCAATCTTTATCGGCTAACTAACATGAACCTTAAAGACTACACGTTAACTTTCCCCGATCAAGCGACTTGGGATGCACTTGCCGCAGAGCTAGGTTGGCTGACAGACGGTCAATGGACACCCAAGGACTGCGACATTGTGAACATCGGCACAATCTACCCTGTGGCGGCAATCTACCCACCTGTGCCGTATGCGGGTTGGAACGTCAACATACGGATGCACAACAGCCTGATTCCTGAACAGTTGGCGCAGTATGTGACGGTTGTGCCTGACAGACAATATGGCTTTGCTGGCGGGTGGTTTGGATAATGATCGGTGCATTCCAAAGTAATGCGTTTCAAAATAATGCTTTCCAGACTGCTGGCGGCATTCTTTTTGATATGCATGATGGCGGTGATCGCCGTAAAAAGGAAGAAGCCGAACGTAAAAAGTATGCAGCAAAGCAAAAAGCCCGACGAGAGGAAATACTTGTTCTCTTTGAGCAAATTGTTGAAGGTAAACCCCAAATTGCAGAAGAAATTGCAGAACCTTTTGTGATCGTTCAAGCCACGGCAATAGCGCCAGCGGTAATTAATTACGCTGCAATGTTTGCCAATTTAGACAAAATTGAGCAGATTTACAATGCTTGGATTGACATGGACGATGAGGACATATTAAGACTGCTATGAAGAAAACTTACATTTACGTCAACGGTGAGTTGGTCGAAAAAGGGTCAAAAGAACATTACGAGAGCCTTGGCCCAATGGTTATGCCTGACATTGCACCTTACAAATCCATGATTGACGGGTCGATGATTACGAGCCGTTCGGTGCATCGTGATCACTTGCGGCAACATAATTGCATTGAAGTTGGCAACGAAAAGATGGAAACCAAGCTACCACCACCGATAGACACAAGACGGGAAGTCATGCGGCAGCAGCTCGGCAACATGACGCACAAGCAAGCGAATCAGATTCTTTCACAACTACGCCGTAAATTTACCTAAAGGGGTATGAATGGACAATACTGAACAGCCAGATCGTCGAGAATTACTGTCACAGCAGTTTGACGAGGTTCAGAATGAAACACCCGTCGAAGCAGTAAGAACTCAGCCAGAACCCGATTTAGAAGCGCCAGAGCCACCAGTTTGGGAAAGACCGCCAGCAAGTTGGAAGAAGGATTATCACGAAGCCTGGACAACTGCTGATCCAAAGCTAAAAGAATACGCTTGGAAACGTGAAGAAGAAATGAGAGCAGGGGTTCAGCCTTTGCTGTCAAAAGCTCAGTATGCTGACCAAATGCAGCAAGCCATTGAGCCGTACATGAATAACATTCGTGGGCTTGGCATCGAAGCACCGCAGGCGGTCAAAGCCCTGATGGAGGCTGACAACGTCTTACGTCATGGATCACCACAGCAAAAACAAGCCTATTTTGCACAGCTGGCGCAGCAATATGGCATCAATATGGGCGATGTGCAAACCACGCCTACCGATCCAAACTTTTACGCTATTCAAAATGAGCTTGCACAAGTTCGTGGGGAAGTGCTAAATTGGAAGCAGCAGCAAGAAAATGCACAAAATCAAGCACTTTTGAACGAAATCAACCAATTTCAGACAAAAGCGGAATATTTTGAAGAAGCTCGACCATTAATGATCCAGTTGCTTAACAGCGGCGTGGCTCAAAATTTGGATGATGCTTATGAGAAAGCAATACGCCTAGATAACGACCTGTTTACAAAACATCAGCAAGCCTCACAGGGCGCAGCAGATCAGGCTAAACGGGACGCATCGAATAGGGCAGCGAAAGCAGCCAGGGCGGCAGCGGTCAGCGTTAAAAGTTCCACACCAGGGGCAGCGACGAGTACCAAAGCGCAAGATAGGCGCTCTTTACTCATGGAACAGTTTGACAACATGAACGAGCGTTTTTGATAACCTAATCGGAGATTACTATGGCATTTGCCAATAGCTCGATCAGCGACATCATTGCGACTAACATTCAAAGCCGCACAGGTGAACTTGCTGATAACGTAACAAACAACAACGCTTTACTGCGCCGTTTGAAAGAACGTGGCAACGTAAAGACGTTTTCAGGCGGTAACGTGATTTTGCAAGAGATCATGTATAACGACTCAACAACCAACAACACCAACAGCTATTCAGGCTATGAAGTGTTGAACGTTTCGCAGAACAGCCCTATTTCGGCTGCCCAGTTCTCGATCACCCAGTACGCATCGGCAGTTTCGATCAGCGGTTTGGAAATGATCCAAAACAGCGGCAAAGAAGCAATCATCGACTTGCTCGATGGTCGTATGAATGTGGCTGAAGCTCAGTTGGCTAACCGTATTTCGGGTGACATTTACCTAGACGGTACTGGTAACTCAGGCAAAAACATCACCGGTCTTGGTGCTGCAATCCCTGACGCACCATCAACCGGCACTTACGGTGGAATTAACCGTGCAACCTTCACGTTTTGGCAATCTGTTGCCTACTCAGGCGTGACCAACGGCGGCTCTGCTGTTTCGGCATCGAACATTCAATCGTACATGGATGCTCTAGCTGTTCAGTTGATTCGTGGAACAGACAAACCTGATCTGATCGTTTGCGACAACAACTATTACAAATTGTATTTGCAATCGTTGCAGTCGATCCAACGTATCACAGACGGTGGCAATTCGTCAGCTGGCGCTGGTTTCGCATCGTTGAAATATTACGGCGCAGGCATGGCATCTGATGTGGTTCTGGACGGTGGTATCGGTTCAGCCGCAACAGCAAACCATATGTGGTTTTTGAACACTAAGTACATCATGTTCCGTCCACACGCCGATCGTAATTTCGTGCCAATCGGCGGGGAAAGACAGGCCGTCAATCAGGACGCCGTGGTCAAGCTAATTGGTTTTGCTGGCAATCTTTGTTCTTCAGGCCCGCAATTCTGCGGCGTTCTGATCGCCTAAAGGAAACCATCATGGCATATACATTCGACGAACCCCGTGCAGGACTTCTGCAAATTGCTCAAACGGATTCTGGTACTACTACAGCAGGCGGCACGACTATCCCTACGCCCCCAGCTGTTCTCGGTACTATCGTTCGTGCATTTGATCCAACCTACGGCGAAGGCGAGTTCATCTTGCTGCTAGGCGTGGCATCAACTGTTGTTGGTTCTGTAGTCAAGTACAACGCAACGACTTACCAAACTGTTTTGGTTACCAACACCGCTGCTCAAGCTGTGCCAATTGCTGTCGCTATGGCGGCAACCACAGCTGGTCTGTACGGTTGGTATCAAATCGCAGGCAATGCGGTCATTAAAAAGACTGCTGTCACCGTTGGCCCACAAGTCACTTTGTTTCTGTCTGCCACCGCAGGCCGTGTCAAAGTCTTGGCAAGTGCTGGTTTGCAATTGGTTGCTGCACGTTCGGCAAACTTGACCACCGTCACTTCTACGACTTCAACAGTTACCGTGACGATTAACCGTCCACATCTACAGTCACAAATCACTTAATGGTTGAGGCTGTTCTTGATGTAATTGGAAACACAGAGCCTGACGTTTTGTTGGGCAATGTGCAGCGATCCGTAAAAAGGTCGCTACCTTGGTTTGATTTTGACGAGTCACGCCAAGGCAGCGTTTGCCTTGTTGGTGGCGCACCGAGTCTGGTTGACACGATTGACCAGTTGAGGGTTCGCCATCAAAACGGCGCAAAAGTATGGGCAATGAACGGTTCTTACGATCATTTGGTTGGGTTAGGCATAGTCCCAGACGCAATGGTGATGCTTGACGCAAGACCTGAAAACGTGAGATTTGTTAGTAAACCTTACTCAAAAACTACGTTTTATATTTCTAGCCAATGCGACCCGTCGGTGTTTGATGCGTTGCACAGATATAAGGTTGTGTTGGTTCACGCACACACGCCTGGTGTTTATGAGTTGTTAGAGCATGAAAAGGATCGTCCAGTTCACCTAATTGGTGGATTTACAACTGTTGGCATCTTGTCGTTAATCTTGGCAAAATTAAAAGGGTTTCAGCGCATCTTTTTGTTTGGCATGGATTCAAGCTACCGAAACGGCGAGCATCATGCGTATAAACAAGAAAGTAATGATGCAGATGGCTCGATTGACGCAATGGTTAACGATGTGACGTACAAATGTGCGCCGTGGATGGCACAGCAAGTTACAGATTTTCAGAACGTCGTAGCAGGCTTTGACGATGTTACGATTGAAGTATGTGGTGATGGACTTTTGCACGAAATGGCAAAAGCGATGAGTAACTAAACTTTAAGGACTATCATGGCATTTCCATCAAGAATTCAAGGTTCAGGCAACTCGCCACTATCTGCTACAAATATTTGTGGCGATGGCGCTGTCGGTTTAGTTGCTTTAGGTTCTACAGCAACGGATGCGCTACAACTTTCAGCCGTTAATAACACGCTTACAACTTCAGCAGCATCAACTGGCGTTAAATTGCCACCGACTGAAGTGGGCGCACAAGTAATTGTTCGTAATGATTCCGGTCAAACGATTACAATTTATCCGTACACAACAGCCAGTACAATTAACGCAGCTGCCGCAAGCGTAACCGTTGCAACAGCAAAAACAATTTTGTTAGCAGCAACTTCAGCAACTACATGGGTTTCAATCACAGGGGCATAAATTGGCTTTAGACAGCGATATTCACAACGCAGACACTCACCTACACGTCGAGTTTTACGTTTACGATAAAGAGCCGTACAAAGAAAAGCCGTTTGTTAGAATCATAGTGCCAGGCGACAAAACGACAATTATTGACCAACCCGTTCGGGACGATCATAAGCAACGTTTTCCCCGTCAATGGTTGCATTTTCAGATGCAAAACAATAACGCCGAAGTTATTGGTGTGCCTTTGATCCAGTGGGTAAAAGACGATCCTGAAAACTTTAACGATATGCAGATGGCAGAATTGCAAATCTTTAAGTTCCAGACCGTCGAGCAAGTTGCTACAGCGTCAGACAGTCAATTGCAACGCATTGGCATGGGCGCGGTAGGTTTGCGTGAAATGGCTAGGCGTTATTTATCAGTTAAGAACCAATCTTCTAGTCAGACCGAGCTTGAGAAAACACGCAAAGAAGTTGAAGAACTGAAAGCGCAAATGGCTCAGTTGTTAGAAAAGAAGGTTGGGAGGCCACGAAAAGAGGAATAAATGTCCACTACCACCATGCTACAGCTGGTCACCCAAGTCACAAATGAGTTGGGAGTTTCAACGCCAAATAGCGTGGCGGGTAACACTAACCAAGATGTTGTTCAAATCTTGGCGTTAATGAATGCCTCCGGTTATGAGTTCTTGCGAAAGCATGATTGGAGGCAATTAACCAAACAGCATACGTTCACTACGGTTTACACACAAACCACCGGCAACGTTACGCTGGACACTTACACAATTACCGGCATTCCCTCGACTGCGGGACTTGATACAACGTATCAGGTGGTCGGAAACGGTATATCAAATGCTTGCTACATTGAGTCGGTTGATTCATCCACGCAAGTAACGGTCAATTTACCGTCTACAGGGACGTATACAGGGGCTACAATCACTTTTGAAAAGGTGAAGTACGCTCTACCCTCGGATTACGATTCGACTGTCCCAAGGACTCATTGGGATAAATCAAAGCATTGGGAAATGTTAGGGCCAGAGAGTCCACAGCAATGGGAATGGTTACTGTCGGGATTTATCTCGACTGGCCCGCGAATCAGATACCGATTGCTTGGCAAATACTTTCAGATTTGGCCTGGCGTTTCTACCAATGAGTTATTAGGCTACGAGTATCGCTCACAAGGTTGGGCAGAGTCTGACACCGGCACGGTTAAAAATTCATTTACTGCCGATACCGACACTTGTATTTACCCTGACCGGCTAATGGTATTGGCTACAAAGCTCAAGTATTTTGAAGCTAAAGGCTTTGATACTACGGCAATGTATCGCAATTATTTGGAAGAATTTCAAGTTGTTCAAGCACAGGACATGTCGGCTGCTAACTTGAGCTTTGCGCCACGACCAGGCACGGTGTTGATAGGATATGATAACATACCCGATACTGGTTATGGGGTTAACTAACATGCGCCCAAGACTTTCTAGATTTAATCTCAGAAATGACGGATTGACTGACCCCGTATTCAATTGCAATAATTCTATGAATACGATTGTCTTGTCTAATTGCCAAAACTTTTTCAACAGTCAATTTCGACATTGGGTGTTTTTCACCCATTTTTTGCGTGCCATGTTTAAACTTGTCTTGACTGTTATTTGCTCTGTTATCCCATCGAAGATTTGTCAGCGCATTATTCCAAGGATCGCCATCCGCATGACAACATTCCATTCCCTCTGGTCGTTTACTTACAAACGCTTCCATCACCAGTTTGTGCGGGTAATAAGTGGTCGTTTTATCAAACTTAGACAAACAAATTTGCGGACGATTCAATCTTTTGTTGAAATTAAGTTTTTTTATCAAACCAGTTTTTGCGTTTTTAATATTACCAAAATCAGAAACTTGGTAAAGACCCTCAAAACCAATTACATCACGCCATTGTTCCATAATAATTCCCTTATGTTAAATGAAGGGAAAGTATAACATGGTAACTCGGCTTATTCAACGCACGGCGGCAAATGTTCAATCACTACCAGCGCCTATTGGCGGTTGGAACGTGCGAGATTCAATTGCCAACATGGATGTGCTTGATGCTGTCCAGTTAACCAATTTGTTCCCTACAGTCAACAATGTCGTGTTGCGTGGCGGTTATACCAAATACTCAACCGGCATTACTGGTCAAATTCAGACGCTTATGTCGTACTCAAGTGGTGCGACTG